ATGAAAACGAAAAAATGTATAATATGCGGAAAGGAATTTCAGCCTAGAGATCGAAGAAGGAAAACATGTTCTGATGAATGCTTCCGCCAGTCATGTGTGCTGGGCAGAAAAAAAAGAAGATCAGATAAAGGAAAGAAAATACCAGAAAGCCAAAAAGAGAAAATTTCAAACAGCGTGAAAAAAGCATTTAGCACACCTGAAATGAGAAAAAAACTATCTGAAAACCGCAAAGGAAAGAAAATATCAGATAGCCACAAAAAGAATATTTCAAGCGGTGTGAAAGAAGCATTGAACACGCCTGAAATGAAAAAAAAGCTATCTGAAAGCCACAAAGGACATGAAGTCACCGAAGAAACGAAAAAGAAGATGTCAGAAAAAGCCAAGAACCCCGAAAGGCTACCACAGCAACAAGAATGTGCAAAAAAAGGAACAGCGGCAGCACAAAAATCACCACTATCAGGACGGTTTGAAACAAATATAAACGCAAAAGAATGGGTCATAATGGACCCAACGGGAAAAACATATAAATTTACTAATCTGCGAAATTGGATACGCAATAATATCGAATTATTTACGGACATTGAAAACGCCGCAGATGATCCGAAAATCGTAGACCGAATATGTCACGGATTAAGTACCGCAAAGAGAAATACCATTGCAGGAAAATCGGGTACAACATGGTATGGCTGGTCAGTGATAGGCTGGGGCGATAACCTCACCAACCTGCAAAAACAGCAGAAAAGGCAAAGGCAGTCGAAGAAAAAATAGCCACTATATCCGCTCTGCGCGGATTGTGTAAAAAAAATAAAAACAGCCGCCTCAGACCCATAAAAGTCCGAGACGGCTGGTTTTAATTATTTTTTTGAAGACTCTACGGCATACTAATATAAAGCCTTTCACTAAAGAAATAATTCTTGCTATATTGGCTTTATTCCAGATGGCGTTGTTTTATTTTCAAACTCGTTTATGTAGTAAGCAAGGATCTTCATTCTGTTTTCAACTCTCTTGTAAGAATGACCTCCTTTTGATATAAGAGCAAGGAGTCTATGTTCTTCAATAACTTCTGGAGAATAACCATTAAAAGTTTTTTCCACTTCACCTGCCTTAGCTGAGCTAAACGCTGATAATTTAGTATTAATGGCACCAAGAGCTAAAAGTTTATTTTCCATATCTTTTGTATAATCCACAAGTCCTAATGCAGCAGTCAGCATAAAAAATTTCAAACACCTCATATTTGCCTTTATCAAATTATGCGGAAGGTTGCTATTATTAGTAATATCATTGATTTGAGAAATCAACAATTCACACTTGCTTTTAGCAGAGCTAGACAATTCTTCACAATCCGATGCGTATTGCAAAACAGCCTTATCAATGACTCCAAAATTTATTTTTCCATCTAATAAGCCTAACATGCTATAAAATGTTCTATCGAACTGTTTGCGTCCATTATTAAAACTGAATATGCCGAAAAATCTGTTCCTATCGCTTATCCTATCCAAATATGCTTCCAACGATGTGCTAGGTAGCGAATTAATAATTTCTCCAGCTCTTAAACGCTCCTGATTTTGCAAATATCTAAAGTATTCTGTTATTTCCTCATCGGTTGAGTTAGTTATGTTTGTGATTGAAATATTAAAAGAGAATATATTTTCCTTAATTTCATCAGGCAACTGACTAAATTTAAGAATCACTTTGCCCCTGTTGCTCAACTTTCGTCTTAATTTATCCACTTCATTTACGGACTCTGAATCTGAATCAACATAATCAATTATGTACTCAATAATGTCTTTTGCACATTCACCTTGTATGGAATGTTGACCAGTAACAAAATTATATATAGTTGTAAGACGCTGCTGACCATCAACAACCTCTTGCATTGCACCCTTTGCATTTTTGTCTGTTCTAACTCTCAAACTAATGTTTCCAATAGGATAACCCTTTATGATACTATAAAGAAGTTTATCCTGGAACTCAGGGCCCCAAATATATCCTCTTTGATATGAAGGCTGCAAGTCAATTCCGTCACGTTTGTTAACGTTCTTAATTTGGTTAATAATTGTTTGGATTGGCCTTGAATCATAAGAAAATGCCATTATGTTTGTCATAATACTCACGCTCCTTTAAACTAATTATATCATAAAGCTGCAACATTGTCAATAGACTCTATTTAATTTATTCGACTTTATTTTCAAATATCGCAAAATAATAATTAGTCTTATTACATGTGCAAACAAAATCAGCCGACAAGGAATAACCCCTGTCGGCTGTCTTACTACCTACTTTATCTTCTTTGTAATCTCATCGCCAAGCCGTTTGATGAAGTTCACGCCTGCAATGCCATTCTCGCTGTATCCCCACTTTTTCAGCAGAGTATTAACTGCCTTTACAGTACCTTTTCCATATGTACCGTTCTTATCCATACCTACGTTGTGGAGTTTGACCGCCTTTGCAAGAAGAAGCAGCTCCTTGAGCGCAAGCACACCGTTTGTTTTGTTGCCCTGCTTGTAGCCTGTCTTGTCAAGCACTTTCGCACTTATCTTGCTCTGGTTCTTTGGTCTCAGGAAGCCTGCAATGTGGTCATAAGTATGTTTGACCTTAGTGCAGGCTTTTCCGCTCCAGTTTTGGTCATACGAATAAAAATAACTTGTGTTGCCTTCACCCGTGCAGATTGCTATGTGACCCCAGCCGCCATTCAACGTGCCTGACCATATCGCTACATCGCCCTTTTTCGGCACGAAACTTGGTGTGTTCTTTACCTTTGTGAAATTCGCTTTCAGCCAAGTATTCTTATCGAATAAATCCCAAAAGTGATGTGCGTCATACCAGAAATTCTTGATACCTGAGCCGAAGACCTCGTTGAAATATGCCGTTGCAAGGTCTACACACTGTTTGCCTGCTGCACCGTCATAGTTAACAGCTACACCATTGTGCTTCTTGATAAACTCATCATATGTCATTTTCTATTCCTCACTTTCGTTTGTATCCACTTTGTTTTCAACTGTGATTTTAAGCTTGTGTACTATCTTCACCAAGAATGACGGCAGTGGTATACCTATCACCGCAAGATTTTCCAAAATAGAAATACATTCATTGATGATAAACCATATCGTCACGATAAGACCGAAGTAAAAGCTGATGTTTGCTTCAATGCCTATCTGTGAAAGTCCTGAGATAAAGAGCCAATCAAGCACGCCTGACACCGCGACCACAAATATGTAGCCGACCTTTTTGAAAAGCCCTTTAAGACCGACACGGCTTGACAATTCGCCCCTATTCCATGCTTTCCACATTCCTGTGATATAATCAATGATCATCACAAGCACCAGAATGACTATAGGTATCGCCATAACACGGAAATACGCTGACAGCCCTGCGGCTATTGCTGATATGATTATTTTTGTTGTGTTTTCTTTCATTACTGTTCCTCGCTTTCATATGTTTGTCCCGTGATTGTTGTATACTCCTCAGCCGTGATCCACTTGCCGACGGCGGTGTGCACCATAGCAACCGACCACAAACGGCTATCATAGTATCTCTTGACCTTGACGTAGTTCTTACTCATCGCCGCTCACCTCCAACTCAACACCGTTCAGCATAGCCAGAAAATCAACGTTTGCCTTTATTCTGTCTATCTCGGTGACTTTGGGTTTGCGGAAATTATCTTCCGTCAATCCCAGTTTCTCCACCATATTTTTAGAATAACATTAGTTTATTATAGCCCTCTTTAGTTAATTAAGAATTCTGCCAGCAGTTAATCTGATTGCATACCTCAAGACCCATTTTCTCATACCCTCCATTTGTAGGGTGAACGTTATCCCTTATGTCAGTATCTGGATTCAAAATAAGATGGTTATATGAAACTCTAACTCTTGTAGTAGGATACAGTTCTTTCGCTTTTGTCGTAGCATAATCGCAATATCTAACAACCCTATTTCTGTACAAAGGCTCAAATACAGAGTGCTTCGACTGGTCAGCGTTAGGAGTCGTTGGAAGATTCAAGATAACTTTCACCGATGGATTAAACGCATGAATGCTATCAATCATAGCTTTGATGTTTTCCCATGTAGGTATGATTTTCGTATCATCAAAATTATACAAATCATTGATGCCAAGCTGAATTGCTACAAAATCAACAGACGAATAGTTATGATTTCTCATGTAGTAAGCAAAATCAAACGTCTGTGAAGATGGATTATAAAATGGATTAACAACACCGTCATATGTTTTGTTTGTGAAGTAATCAGATGTAGTCCATCCCGCACGACCTTCGTTATTGTTTCCAGTTCCTTTTCCATCCCCCAGAGTGCCAAGAAGTGTAACGGTTTTGCCATTTTCTGTAAAGAAAGATTTGATTTTTGCGGTCATAACATCATGGTCTACCGTGCTATCTCCAATGCAAAGAAGCGAGCAATCCTGAAGGTTTAATGATTTGCAATTCCTTGCATATCCAGTTCCTGTGTTCGCTTCATTCTTCACGAGATTCAATAGCATGTCGTACAGATTCCACAAATATGCGTTGTTACCATAATATGAAGAGACATTAGAAAACGTATATTTTCCGTCATGTCTGTCTGCCTGTGAACCGCTGTACATGTTTACAAAAAATCCTTTAGGGGTTGCAAAGCTATCTGTATACCAACTTTCTTCAATTCCAACAGTCATAAAATATTCACTTTTTGGCAATGAACATCCGATGTTGTCAGTCAGCAATGACATCGTGTATTTTTTACTGTCAACATATTCAATAGTAGCGATTTTGCTACTTTCAATTATTTCATCTGTTAACTTTTTTGATGCACTTGAATAAGGTTCGTATATAGTAGGTGCGCCATCATCAGTCAGTTCGACCATCGAATCAACATCTAAAAAATAGGACTTATTAAGTGTAATCCTAACGAATGCTACACCGTTTGGAATAGTACAAGTAGTCTTATTGTAGTCTCCACCGCTTTTTACGTTTTTATCTGCATCAAACATGCAAATTGATGCATAACTGCTCTGTATGAATTTACCAGAAGATACCAAATAACGAGATAAAGTAACAACTTTGCCAGATTCAACTGGAATATAATCTGTGACAAAATTATTTCCATACGTTTCTGTGTTTCCATTCGGATTGATATAGTTGTATGGAGAAGTTGTAACCTTTGTCTTATCAAGAAGATTTTTTGATTTAACATTAGTCAACAAATCATCTATGTCTTCCTTTAGCTGACTAACATTATTATTAGTATTATTAATTTCTGTTTTAGTTGTAAATGTACTATTGGCTAATTCTTTAGTGTAATAGTTAGAGGTTAAATTATTATATTCAGTATCTAATTTTGTAGCAGTATTAGATATCTCTAATTTCATAGAAACTATATCAGCTTTATCAGCAGCTACACTTGCTTTGTCTGTGGCGACCTGTGCGGCATTGTCTGCCACTGTAGCTTTGTCGGCTGTCACCTGCGTTGCCATATCCTGCACCGCCTGTCTGTCTGCCGCAGTGCTGTCAGCATTTGTCTTGGCGGTTTTAGCATAACCCGCCGTTATGTTCTTGTCGGCTGTAGTCTGCTGTGCTGCCGTTGACGCCTGGGCTGCGGATATTTTAGCGTTATTCTGTGATGTGACTGCCTCAGCACGTGCGGTTTCTGCGCCCTGCATGGCGGTTTCTGCCTGCGTTGCGGACGTTTCAGCAGATGCCTGTGCGGCTTCAGCTCGGCTTGCCGCCTGCGTTGCCGTGTCGGCTGATTTCTCTGCGGCTGTGGCAGATTTCTCTGTGTTTTCAGCTGCTGTTGTCGCTGCTTCTGCGGCGGTGACGGCTGTCTGCATATCTGCGTGCGCCTGCCTGCCTATGGCGTCTATGCGGTCTAACGCATCCATAGCCACGTCAGGTGACGGCACAGCATTATCACCGATTGCCGCACCTATTCTCAGGCGGAATATGCGTGATTTTTTAACCAGGATATATTCCTGTCCTGACAGCTTCTTCGCCGCTATCTGACACGATACTGTCTGTGCTGACCGCAAGATATCTGCGGTTGGCGTCCATGTGCCCTCTGAGATATCCACATCATAGACAGTGCCATCGCCATAGTCGATAGTCAACACATAGCGGTCTGCGCCGTCTACTGTCAGCCCTTCGACAGACACAGGTCTAGCATTCGTTTCACCGACGTAACCCAAAAGGGCTGTTGATGTCATTGCGTTGTAATTTTCGTCTAGTCTGATTACCATTTCTGCACCCCCTATACGATTGCTATGTAGTCAATGCTGTACGTTCCTGCAGGTACGTTGACAGTAGTTGCGCCATTGCTAGGACCCATGCAGATCACTGCGAAATATGCGCCCTTGTATACCTGCACATGGGTGCAGTAGTTCTGAAATGGGCTAGGTGTGCCGATATCCCTCAGCGACACACATATCTGCTTTGGCACAAAATCCAAATTCAACGGTATCTGCACACTTGAAGCTGCCTTTTCCAGTGTGTATTCAATAGTGCCTGATTTAATTTTCGTTTGATCCATTTCATTGACCGTTGTTTGTACCGCCGTCAGTGCGTCAACCAATGCCTGGCGAACGTCACGGCCATAAAATGCGTTTCGGACAGTTTCGATTGCCGCTGCCAAATCAACATTATTTGCCATTTTATCCCTCCTAGTCTAGTGTGTGGTTTTTCGTGGTAACGCTGTTACACATGATATCACCTGTTTTGCCGTAGCACTGCACTGTGATTTTTTCATTTTCGTTGTACAGATACATTGCCCTGTTATTAGTATCAACCGTAAACACCTTTTTGCCGTTGTCCGTATATGTTGATATGTTACCACTATTTGTATCTAGTGAAAATTTTAATTCGTTATTCCAATAGCCTGACATAGCACCAGCCTGCAGGACGATATGACCGCCTATTGTGCTGTTATCAATGCGTATTTCCAACGGACTGACTTTCAGCGTCCATTCATTATGGGATAGCTGAATCGCACTGGTATTTTGGCTAGACGTTTGAATGTTAATGCTTCCGCCTGTGATAGTTGCTGATTTTGACGACAGTTTGTTAGCGACAACGTTTCCGTTCTCGTCCACTTTGAACGTTCCATTGCCGTTGTTGATTTTCAACCCTGTCAGGGTCAGGGCGGTTATAAAACTAGCCACCAAATTTCCGTCGATAGTCCATGCGTTTGTATACGGCCCTGTTTTTGCAGAACCGCCGTCGGACGATTTCCAAAAACCTAAACCATTTTTGTTTAGCTGAATGCAGGATTTACAGGTATTTATATCAGCCGTATCCATAATCAAAATACGCTGAGGCTTCTCGGACGGGTCAAGAATAACGTGTCCACCCTCTGCGCCTGTAATCAGTTTTGTGGCATTTTCAATTTTGCTGTCTATGACCTGTCTGTTTCTGAATTCACTATTATCAATAGCGGTCTGCAGGCTCTTGGTTTTGGCTGTCATGAACCCTGTCATGGTTTCAAATTTGTCACCAAATGTCAGTTCCGATTGTCCAGGATTGTCAAGGTTTATAGTAATGCCGATTATGCGCAAATCTTCGTCAATCCCCATAAGAGGGTTGACCACACGATACCAGCACCCTAGCTCAAACTGTTCAAAATTTATGTCAATTGTTGACAAATCGACCGCAGTTATTTTATACTGCTTTTTGGCTTTGTTCGCATTTTTTAGGTATGCCGTGGCTTTCGTCTTTAAAATTGATGCCTGTGTCACGTCGTCCCACGTTTGTGTACCGCTGATTACGCCATACTTAGCGACCAATGCACTATCTTCGATATAGTCTTTACCGCCGTTTACAGTGCCAATCGTCAGCCTTTTCTCGCTGTCGGTCTGCTTTGCACCCAGTGGATATAGCCGTGTAATAACGCTCGTTTCATCAATTTCACGGCTGACAGTTTTTAGATTTACTGCCAGTTCTATTTTTGTGTCTGTGCCGTGTCCGATATGTTCCAGATAGTCTATATACACTTTGCCGTCTTGGTCTCTCAGCTGTATCTCACCGCCGAATTTTCCGACAAGTTGTTCAGATATAGCGTCCATAGTCGATACCCAGTTGACAGAATATGTGTAATTATTTTCAGCCGTTACAGTGACCTGCCCCAGCTCTATACGCTTATCTGCACCCACCTGAGAATTGTGTTTTGAAAGAAAGGCTGACAGTACTGTGCGTATACCTACCATTTTGTATTCAATATATGGCTGAACGCTGTCATATAGCCAACCTAAACGCCCCTCGCAGGTAACAGTTTTGCAAATCAGACCTTGCTCGTTCATGCTGTCAGGACACTTCAAGACCCTGCCTATAAAGACGTCCTTGTCAGTGCTTTCATCATAGACCCTGACAGCCGTTGTAAGCGGCTTCAAGAGGTCATAGCCTGTATTATTAGGATATATGGTAAAGCTGAAACTATCCACTCTGTCAATCATGCGAGCGTCGATAGACTTTGCTATTTTGCCACCCGATATGCGGTCAGTGCCGTCACTATGTATGACAGTGTTTTCAGCTCCATTTGTGATAGTAACTACAAACATTTACAGTACCTCCTCATGCAGATTCAGCGTGAGCGACCCGAAGCCATACGCTGACAAAGTATTCAAACCTGGTTGTAAAATTAGTTCGTCCATATCGAATGGTTTTTCTGTCGGTCTGTACACTTTTTCAGAAATATCAACGTTGTTGTTTTGAAAATGTGTGAATCCTACCTTGTCGATATCATCAACAGACCGCCTATATATCAGACGTGGTTTTATCGGTACGTCCGAATACAAATAGACTTTTAGAACGCCCATAGGGGCGTGTGGAGCCATTTCAATAGCCGTCAGTGTCATGCCCGTAAGATTTAGATAGTCGTTTTCAAAACTGAAATTGTCAAATCCCTTGTCAGAAAAATCATCAGATATCTTATACGGCTGTGCTTTGAACGTTGCCGTTACCTCAACATGATAACCCTTTTCACTTTCAGCACAGCTAATCGCTCTTGCTTTATAATGGTAAATTTCGGCATCATCGTATAAATCACATTCTCCAGCCGACAAAATCCAGTTTTCAAAATCTGCCACTGCTTTCCGCAGGGCGGTTTTTGGACAGTCCATAAACACGAATTTGTATGTTAATGTTCGTGTATCATAGGTAGGTTTACCACCATTCTGATATGTGAAACATATGTCGCCATTGCGGTATGGTATAGTAGCCGATATATCCCTGATACTTGGCGGCGGTGTACTGCGTGATGTCAGCAACGCTCCAAAATCGGTATAGGAATTTTTACCATTTATCGTTATACTAGACATTGTCAGCCACCCTCCTAGCATTCAGATTGATTTTTTCAGCCATAGCAACGTCCATGTATGGCGCTGTCACTGTGGCGAAACGTTTTCCGTCGATGTTCATAACCACTGTCAAATCACCGTTCTTGCCGTGTTGTGTGGTGCTGTCGGCTTCGGTTGATATTTTGTCAGCCGTTTTCCGAACGTTCTGCCTGCCTATCATGACAGGGTCCATTTCAGCCGATACACCTGCAACGCTGTCAACGATAGCCTGTGCCTCGTCAACTGGTTCGTCTGCAGTGTCTTCCATACCGACCGCAATTCCTGACGGCAGATACTGACCGACCTTTTTCGCCATGACCCTTGAAGGCGAATGAATGTCGAAAAAATCGCAGAATCCGTCTATAATGGCACTGCCCACGTCTTGCACTACGCTCCAAATTCCGCTGACCGCAGAGACTAAACCGTTTAAAATGCCCTTGAGGATATTTGCACCCAAGTCCAGCCAATCAACGTCTTTGAATCCGTCTATGATAGCACCGATTATTTCGGGAAGAGCGTCGATAAGGTCAGGCAGAGCCTGTGGCAAGCCCTGTGCCAATGCGACAATCAGTTCCATACCTGCCTTGACTAGCGCAGGCAGATTTTCTGTTAATGAATCTGTTATGACAGGTATCAGCGCAATAATTGCGTCTATCAAATCAGGTGTGCACTTGGTCAGACCTGTTATCAATCCTGTTAGTAATTGGAAGCCGCCCTCAATGATTGCAGGCAGATTTTCAATCAGCGTGTCAGTTATTTGTTTTATCAAACTAGGTAACATCGGCATCAACTGTCCGATAACGTCATTTAGTCCGTCAATCAGACCTAAAAACAGCGTGATTGCACCCTGCACCAGTTCAGGCACTAATGTCGGGATAGTTGAAACCAGTGCATTTATCAATCCAAAAAAGCCATTAAGCAGTGACGGCAGAATCGAGTTGATTAGTGACGGCGCTGATTGTGCTAGTGATTGAATGATAGATGTTAAAACTGTGGTTGCCGCTGTGATTAGCGTAGGGGCGTTTTCGGCTAGCGTTTCTGACGCAGAACTGAACAACCCAGATATAACAATTGGAATCTGTTCGGTCAAGCCGTCAAGGCCGCCACTGTCATATGCGTCTAGCAAACTAGAAACGCCGTCAAACAGTTTGGTGAAACCGCCTGACAATTTCTGAACCGCTGGCAACGATTTTGTCAGAAAATCTGCCGCCATTCCCTTTGCGCCAGCCATAACAGGCGTGAACGCAGTTCCCAAAGACGCAAGGGCGTCCTGCAATTCAAAACTAGCACGTTCATAGTCCAACGTTGATTTATTTGCAGATTGGTATTCGTCATTGATTTCCGACAGGCCCGAATTTGCCAGCCAATCAAGGGCATACTGCTGACGCTCTGCTTCTGACGTGCAATTCTGCAGACCCGCATTAAAATCATCAACGCTATCACCCATACGCCCAATCAGCTCTGAAAACTGACCTGTCGCAGCACCTGTGGCAAGGGTCTCCTGCAAGCTGTCTGAAAGGCTCTCGATTTTCAAGGTATCAGGAAATTTTTCAACCGCTCCGCTAAGTGCATTTATAGCAGGCGTCATTTGTTCGTCGCTGAAACCGACAGCCATAAGGTTTGACAACGCCTCAATGCTTGAATCGGACTCGCCTGTGATAGCCACCAAATCTTGCATTTTTGATTTCATAAAATCAAAATTGTTACCGCTGGTTTCAGCGTTCGTTTTCAGCTTGGTCATATCGCTGTTCCACTCACGGCTTGCTTCAACATTTGCCGCAAGTGCCGTTGTTACAGCCGCAAGACCAACACCTATGGTCTGCGTGTATTTTTTGAATCCGTCAGCCGCCTTGCCTATCATAGCCGTGTCTATCTTGCCCAGCGTTGCCGTGAACTTTACGGCTTTGCTTGTCGCACCGCCTATGACAGAACCGACTTTTTCAACCTTTTTTATGACAGGCTCGACCTTGTCTTTGGCTTCTTTAAATGCCGTGCCGATAGCATTGACGTTCTTCTTCTCATCTTTCAGGCTTGACAGCTTCGACTTTGTTGTTTCCAACTCACGCTGAAACGCACGATACTGTCCTGCGTCTATCTCGCCCTTTTTATATTGCGCTGTGACCTGTGATTGTGCTTCTTTCAGCATGTCCAACTTGGATTTTGTTTCCTTGATACTGTCTTTCAGTAGGTCTTGCTTTTGTTTTACCAGCGTGACGTTATTCGGGTCTAGCTTTAGTGCTTTATCGACCGCTTTTAGCTCGCTTTCCAACTCACGGCTCTTTTTGTTCGTTTCTTTCAGCGCCTTGTCAAGACCTGTGGTGTCGCCGCCTATCTTGATAGTAATACCCTTTATGCTACTTTTTGCCACCTATCATTACCCCCTTCCCAAAATTTTCTCGCAAAGCCTGTCGGTCAGGCTTCGTCAGGGTCAGCCTATATGCGTTGTCAAGATATTCCTGACCGCTCTCCGTCTGCCTGAGCCGTGCAATAAATGCGTCACGACGTATCAGCAGATAGTCATAGTAGTCCATATCATCAACATCATATAGCGATATACCCATATAGTCCGCAACTAGTTTTTCCCACGTTGAGGAAATTTCATATTTTTCCCCCTCCCTATCCTGCGGTGGATAGTAGGGGAGTGCTAGTTTTTTGAATTTTTGATTTCCAGCAGATAGTCGATATATGTGCGGTAGAATGTTTGAATGTCGTATATGTCCCAATCAGCCAGTGTTTCAGCCGTAATCGGTATCTTTGCGATGTTGTGTGACATCAGCTTTGCACACATCTCGATTGCTTCTTCCAACTTGTTGCCGCCTAGCTTTGCGGATATTTCCCCGAACGCTTCAATCTCGCCCTTTGTAGGCGGCATAACAAATATCGTGGTATGCTTTTCATCAGCCAGCTCGATACGCAGGCTAGGTTTTTGCATTTTATTGAAATTCAACGTCTTTGGCATTTTTACACCTCCAAAAAACAGCCCACTGAAAATCTCAGCAGGCTGTGTATTTGTGTTGCTTATATGGCACTTATTGACTTGTCTTCTTCGATGTAGGTGATTAGGGTTCCGTCGCTGTCGCTTGGCAGTGCTTTGAACTCAGCGTCGATAACGCTTTCCTTATCCTTTGCGAACGCCAGTTCGATACCGCTCTGATTGTTGCCCACAATCATGACCCATATATCTCCGTCAACTGCGTCAACGTGGTGGAAACACAAGACATATCTCTTGCGACGCATATTCTTTAGGCCGCCAATCTTGACAGTTCTACGCTTCTTGCTGGTATCTTCTGTAACTCTTGCGGTATCGCAGAGAACATCAAGCGTGTTGCCGTTGAATACCATGATACCAGTTTTCAGTGTAGCCTCTTCCTCGGTGATGATTGTCTTCTGATGTGTGCCGTCATCATCACTTGCGGTGTAAAATGTCGGCTTATAGGACAGGGTTGCGCCACCCTGGATATAGCCCAAAACATTTGCTTCTGTGCAGATAGTATCAACATCTGGCACTGTTTCGCCGCTGAAATCCTGATAATAAATATAGCCGCTTCCCAAGATGATATTGCTTGGGGCTTTCTTTGTCTCAGCCATTTCAATTCCTCCTTTTTAAATTTGTGATTTATGTACGAATAATTTTTCAACAGATTTTGGACGTTTGTTATTACTATTTAACGTCCTTAAAATTTCTTTCTGCCAAACGCAAACAAAATCGTCAGGTGCTTGCAGTTCCGAAATAAACACTGTGTTTTTCTCACTGATTTTTCGCATATATTCCCAAAATTCAGCACTGTCAAATCTGCCTGTTGAATAGCCTGTAGTACCAACATATGGTGGGTCAGCGTATACTATAGACCCGTCAGGAATATCAACGCTACGATAATCAGCACAGATAAATTTTGCTGTTTTAAGATTTTCAAAATCTCGCATTATTACGTTCTTTCCTCGTTTTGAAAAATTAACGTCTCCACTCCTACTTCGTGCATAACAATCAAACCATTTCCCACCAAACGAACACGTAAAGCCTGCAAAACCAGCCAATGCCTTATCCTCGTCCTTATGCTCACGAATATATCTATACTGTTCTTCAGATATATTTTCGGGCAAGTCATAGCCGTTTTGTAATGCCTGATACATAGCTATCAGATATGGGTGCAAGTCATTGCATATAACATTTTCAAAATGTGGTGCTAATTTTGTTTCGATTGCACAGCCGCCGCAGAACAAACTTACAAACGTCTTAGTATTTTCCTTTTTTTGCAAAATGAGTTCTGAGATAGGTTTTGCAATTTTGCATTTACCGCCTAAATATTGCATTGTTTCCTCTCTTGCTTCAAGTAATTGGTAAATGAATATCTTATCTGATATTCCTTGCTGTCTTCTATCCAGCTTTCAGACTTTTCTAAATCAAAATCCGCAAACTGCTTTTCAACAGCCGTTTCTAATTCAACGTCGATTTTCCTAGTATACAATTCAATGACTATCGTCTGCTCTCGCAGGCTTGCGGGGTGCATATCGTCTCCGCTGTCTATGGTGCTTTCACGATAGAACACGCAGTAGGGCGTTTTCATTTCATCACGTGATGAATAGTATGCGACCTTGTCTTTCAGTCCGTCGATAGCCGTTAATCGTGAACGTATATCAGCCAATGTCAGATTCATTTCTTCAACCTCGTTTCTATCAACTCAGGCAGTGCCTTTTGTGCATATTCCTCAACAGGTTTTATATGCACAAATGCTTTTACTCTGCCCTTGCCGCCTTTCTTTGCGTGACCATGCTCCAGCAGATGTGTCAGATAGTAGTATTTTTTGTTACGCACAATCACACGTTTGTTGCCCGACTTAGCGTACACTGTTTCGGCTTTCCAGTTTTCGGCATACTTGCCTGTGCGACGTGGTGATGTGGCTTTTAGCTTCTCAACACACTGGTCTGCAACTTCGTCGATACAGCCGTCAACTATCTTTGCAGTTTCTTCACTGTACTCTTTCAGGTCATCAGCGACCTGTTTTGCCAACTTACTGACATCAATCTCGACCGATTTCATCAACTATCACCGCCAAAACGTTCAGCCGTCAGTTCAATGGCCGTTCCTGCAACATATGTGCGTATGATACGATACTCCCGACCGTTATAGAATAGCATATCCTCGTCATCATAGTCATAGTAATCTGCCATTTTGATTTTCAGCGTAGGTTGAAACCCTGCTTGTGCGGCGCTGTAAAATTCAGAACGTGAAATTGATGATACTTGACAGAAAACCTCTTTGGCATTCTCCCAGTCAACGACCTTTTCTTGATTTCCTATCTCGTCCGAAACTATCTTTGCTTTGGCGATTTTTACAACATCATTAAACATCGTTAAATCCCCTCCGTGTAGTCCTCGTTCAGACTTAGTGCGTCTCGCAGGCGCTCGTAATTCTTACGGAAATCTTCTCCCTTGCCGTTGAAATCATACTGCCATTTGACATAGTTTTCGATAGCCTTTTTCAGAATTGCACTGCAATCATCAGCGTCAAAGGGAACGAACACGCCCACACGCTTCAAATCTTCCATGCAGGCGTCAACGTTTGACATAATGTCGCTATCTAGCTTGTTGTGCGATATCCTCAACGAATTTTTCAAACTTTCTAGCATTCGTTATGCCCCCCTTTTATCATGATTACTTGCTCTTCTTTGTGAGTGTCACAAGGCTGTTCTTGTCGATAACCTTGCCGTCTACCAGCATGACCGCCTTTGTTACCTGATCCTCGGTGTCATTATCCTCATATCTCTTGACTGTCATGGCAAGATTTGTGTTGAGGATATAGTCCTCAGGGCGGAAGAAGAACGCAACGATTGTATCAGCCGATACAGTGTCTGCATAAGCGTCGATATCGTCAGAGAACACAACAGGTGTGCCAAGGATTGATGGCTGCATATCTCCGTTAAGACCATAGTTGACCCTAGCGATAGGCTGTCCGTTTGTGTCCGTCAGTGCCTGAATGTCGCAGAATGTTGCATAGTTCATGAACATCTTAACGCCTGCTCTGTAGCCTGACGGAATTTTCTTCTTCATATCCCACAAGGTATTGTATGTAATTCCGCTTGCCAGTGCAACGTCCACGTTCTGACCGCTGACAACAGTTTCCTTTGTGATACCCTTCGGCTTGCCTGAACCATCACCCTTGATGATCGCTGTTTCGATAGCAGCGATCATTGCGTCGGCTACCTGATTGGCAAATACTGTCTCAAAGAAGTCGAGTGATACCACAGAAACTTCGAGTGACATGGAGATAGCACATCTCAGCTTGTAGTAGCTGAAAGTGATTGAACCGGTGGACTTCTTCTGTGTGTCAGAGCTTGCGCCCTCAGCGACCCATGTTGCAACTGGCTTGGCGCTTGAAGTAGGAATTGTCACACCACCCTTGATATTTGTCTTTGTGACAAGGGCATAGATCTGTCCGTGTTCCTCCAGCTTCTCAACGATTCTCTGCATGGTTGTTGACGGAATAACAGCCGCAACGTCAGTGGTCTTTGTGGACTGTGCCTCGTTCGCAAACTTCGCAGGGATTGGTGTACCCTCGAGAACGTTATGCATAAATGCAGTTCTGTACTCGACGCTGTCATAGATGTTTGATGTGTGTGTGATTGCATTCTCGCTCATTTTGTTTTCATTCCTTTCAATAATATTTTTCATAGTATCTGACGCATGGTCCTTTGTCATAGCGTTCAGATTTGCCTGTGCCTTTGCCGCTTTCTCAGCGTCATTCATCAGCTTTTCAGCTTCCTCAAAATTGCCCTCGTCGATGAGAGCCTGAGCCTTGTCAAGCATTTCCTGTCTTGTCATTTTTATAACCCTCCTTTAGTTTGTCAAGCCTTGCCTGTGCTGTTATCTTTTTGTCAGCACGCTCAGCTTTCATTTTTTCGATTACGTTCTGCGGTATGATATCGCAGTAGGCCGCCACAAGCTGTGATTTGACGTTCTTGCTCCCTGCGATTTCGTCTATCAGTCCCAGTTCGACCGCCTCATCAGCCGTCAGCCATGTTTCCTTGTCCATGATTTCCAGTGCCTTTTCTTTTGCCATGCCTGACTTGGTTATGTAGGCATTTGCAATGGTTTCATTGGCTTTCTGCAAAATCTCTGACATTTTGTCCATGTCATGGTAATCACCGCTTGTCACCGATGATACGTTATGTACCATGATCTGTGCCGTCGGTGATATATCTGACTTGCCTGCACACGCTATCACGCTTGCCGCACTTGCCGCAAGACCGACAACGTGTATTTTGACATCACCTGAATATTCACGGATTGCTGAATAGATTTCGGACGCCGCAAAAATATCACCGCCGCCAGAATTGATGTAAACTTCCAACGGCTCGTCTTTTTCAGCCGCAGCAGTTATACCCTTTGAAACCTTTGCAGGAGAAGTGGCGTCAATGTCGAAAAGGTCATAGATCCACTGGTCATCATTCGGAATGATAGTACCTTTGACGTTAATTTTCATCATTTTCACCTCCCTCACCGCTGTCTATCTTTGCCGTGTCTAATCTGACATAGTACTGATCGCCCGAAGGAATGTCAGCTAGATTGAACACGCTTCGGATTTCATTTGCGTTCATGATACCCCTGTCAAAAAACTGCACCAGATTCAGCTTGGTTGACATCGACGCAGTGCTCAGATTGAACGCTTCAAAAACTATCTTGTTGCCATACCCTCTTTCGATACGGCTGAATAGTTTTCGTGTGAATTCGCCAGCCAGTTCCATTACAACTGGTTCTATCTCCGATTCGTAGTAGGCGTTGTACTGGTCTTCCGTGTAGTTCGACTGTACGATATTGGCGTTCGTATTAAACAGCGAATAAATTCTCTGCGTGGTTTTTTCCATGACCGATGAATTCGGTACATAATCCTTTGCGTCAACTTGCTTTGCGTCTGCCTTGCTGTCGACCGCTGCAACGCCTGTGCCGTTCTGAACGCTCATGAATTGCTCGCTAAATTCTTGCGCCTGCTTCTTCAAATCCTCAGGGCGCAAGGAGCTTGTAAACTTCAACAGCCAGCGAATAATTGACGAATTTTTGATAGCCTTGACAATACCTTGGTCTGTAGTTGTCACGATTTCCATTAACGGCGTCAGCGTTTCACTCAGCCGTTCTCCGAAGATATCGTCCTTATAAAAATCACTACGCAGATGAATGATGTCAGCATATGGAAACGTATATCTTTGCCCGTTGAAAAACGTGAATTTCAAATGCAAATCATTGCCGATATATACGCATTCTGCACTGTCCGCAGGGATAGGATATAATTCAGTAGGATAGCCGTTGCCGTCACGGATAATCAGGATAAATGCGTTGTTGTTCAAACACAGCTGTGTTGCGACTTTTTCCAACATTTTCTGCATCGTCATGAACTCGTTAGGTTCTTCCAGTAGCATTCGCATATATGGTTCAGGGTTTATCTCGATACTGCCATCACCATTTCGGCTATATGATTTTCTGATATGCTTTGCGGTCAGCTTTCCGATAGCCTTGACCTTTGGGCGAATGCAGGCACGCACCAAGTCCGAACGATAAACATTACCGTCCCAACTATAGTAGCCGTTGCCGATTTCCGACATCATCTTATATCGGGTCACTACCTGTGATCTGTTTTTAAAACGATTTATCAGACCCATTTTTTCACCCCTTTCATATCAAACTCTCAAATTCTTCCTGCCGATTATAATAGACCACATATGCGTCTAGTAGTGCCGCAAGTCCGTCTATTCTCTGCGTTCGGTCAGATTTCTTACACGGCTGAATGTTGCCATTGACGTCTGTCTTTACAGCCGTATTCAGGAAACACCATTTGTCAATCGGGTTGTTGTCGTAAACGATGTTGTGTCGCTGAAACTCAGCCTTCAAATTCTTCATTGGGTCAGACAGCGTTATAACGCCCTGTCGCACAGGTACTAAAACGCCCTTGCCAAACTCTTCTTCAAATGCCTTTATCAGCTCGTCCGAAACGTGCCAGGGGTCATAGCCGATAGCCAAAGGATAGATATCTTCCTTATCCCTCAGCTCCAAAAACCAGTCTAGGATAACACGCTTGTTGACTTTGTTTCCCTCGCACGTTCTCAGCAGACCTTGCGATTTCCACAATTCATACGGCACACTATCTCGTCCACGTCTGTCACCCTTTTCAGCGTCAGCGTCAAGAACGGCTTGCGGTATCCAGTACATAGATTTTATATACAACCTATCATCATCAGGCTTTTTGCAGATAGCCTTTGCGGCATTCAGGTCTATATAATCAGCGGCGTCAAAACCACCGATGAAATATCTGAATGGATAGTCCACGACAGTTTCTTCATTGTTCAGCTCGTCCCACCTCAGCCAGCCGCTTTCGGTATTCTGCGGAAGGTTAAAATCTTTGACCATAACTGTTGCCTTGAAGCTAGGATCGTCTTTGGCTTTCTGCACCATTTGGCGCAGATAGTCGGTTGATTTTATCGTGCCCAGCCCAGGGTTTGCTTTCAACCAACAGTCTTCCTTGTCCCATTCATCAGGGCTATCCAGTTCATAGATAAACGGCAAAAATCGGTTATTGTTTTCTGTCAGCCGTCCGTATAGCAGGTTATTTGCATATTCGTATTGGGCGTCAAAAATGCCGCCACGAACAAAGCCGTTTGTGGTAATGCAAAATAAAATGGGCTGCTGTCTAGCACCCATTGCTTGCTTTATCAAATCATATAGATCTCGGTTCTTTATTGCCGCCAATTCGTCGATAACACCGCAGTGAACGTCCAATCCGTCATGGCCGTTTGAATTGCTGGCAAGAGCCTTTATAAATCCCATGTTCAACGGAAAATACAAATCGGCCGCACATTTACGAATATGCTTGCTCAACAATGGCGATTGTTTTATCATTTTGTAGCAGGCGTTGAAACCTAGCTTTGCCTGATCTAGCTTTGTGGCGACGTTATATATCTGCGGTGAACCCTCTCCGTCATTGACTAGCATATCATTTTCGACTGCCGCAATTTCCGTTGTCTTGCCGTTCTTTCGGCCTTCGATTATCAGGCATTCGTTATACTGGCGCAGGTTGTTATCGTCAACAAAGCCGAATAATGCTTGCAGTCTTGCTTTTTGAAACAACTCCAGCTTCAACGGCTGACCTAGTTTTCCAGACGGCAGCTTACAGAATTTTTCTATAAAATCCGTGTGCCGTGTTGCAATAGCTTCGTCAAAATGAAATTCATCAGGGCTTGCAAATCTGTTCAGCAGCATTTCCGAAACCTTTTTCATTTTCTCACACGCAACGATATTTCCGCCATAAATGCCAGTAAAATATTTTTCAAACTCCGTCAACGCTTTGCACCGCCTAGGAATTCCAACAACTCGTCGCCCTCGGACTTTTGCAGGCTGTCAAGGATAATATCCTCAACTGTCTTTGCCATTGCATTGTACTTTCCGATTAGCGTTGCATACGCCTTGCTCGCTGGGTGCTCTGTCTTGACAGTAAAACCATTGCCGTTTGTTGCTTCGATGATTGCGCCCTCTGCTTTTATCTTTTTCTGATACTCGCTCAACAGATTTTCCATGTACTCCAGCTGATCTAACAGCTTTATGCCCAGTTCTCTCTTGGCTGGTTCACAGCTATCCACAGCTTTTCGCAACTCGCTCAAATTCTTTTTGATTCTTGCCATTGTCAGATTACACCCCCTTATGTGATTTTATGAGCCGTAAAAAATGACCTTTGCCCCCTCGGTATCTTAGGAAAAAATTCAGTCCAAATTTGAGGGGGGTACGGGCATACCAAATGCGTCAAATTCACATTTTGTTAATTTTTTAGGCGATTTTTGGTAGAAATGACCCTCGAAATTATCATGACATTTTTTGCATACAAATTCGAGATTGGCATGGTTTAATGATACCTCAGGGTCACAAATGTTTGCTGGCGTCAACAATGTTCGGTGATGAACGATATATCCAGCACGTTCGTGGCATTCTTCGCAAAGACCGCCGTCGATTAATATGCGTTTGTCGATGTAAGATTGGCGACACTTCTTCCATGCCGCTGAGCGGTAAAAAGAATACGCAAAGTCTCTCATAGTGCCGCCCCCATAAAATAAAAATGCCACACGTGGGACACATTGTTAAGAGGTGTGTGTGGCTGATTGGTATCGGTGTCAACATCATTGCAGTATCGACCGATATATCCGCCATAGCTAATGCCATAGCGGAAGTCAGGAGATCTAAAACAAAAGAAGTAAAAAACATGGAGCAGGTTAAGTGATGGCGCACCGCCCCTGCACATTGCCTGAGGGCTAGCCACTCAGGCGTAAAAATAAGGTTGGCTTTTACTGAGGAGATAACCAACTGACCTTTTGCCCTATCGGGCTATTATACAGTATAGCAGATTAATAACTGCATTTCACTGCATTTCACTGCACTCTTTTGGAACAACGATATGCTTCAGGGCTTCGCCGTGAATTTTGTAAATCGTTCGTTCTGAGTAGTTCATATAGTCAGTGATCCCCATTATGTATTCACCGTTTTCTTTGTTGAATTTTCCCACCCATCGCTGATAAAAAAGATACCGCCTTTCAAGGACTTCTCGCTGGTCTGCGTCTGCTACTGCGTCAATGGACTTTTCAATTTGCAGACGTTTGTCAATCAATATCAGCGCCAGTTCCTGCTGTCTGCGTTCATATTCTGCTATGCGTTCAATGGTGCTTGACATCTTGTCGCCATTGCAACTGCCATGACTAGCACCTGTATTTTCGTATGAAATGCCAGCATATTCTAGTTGTGACCGCAGTTTCTTGACCTTGTTTTCGATGATTTTTACACGCCGTTCGATTTTATAGGCGTTTTGCAAATATTCTTTTGCTGTCATTTCAACCGCCTTTCTGCACCCTGTCGGTCATTTCCGTTGATATCAGTTCCGACAGGTCAATGCCGTATGTCTCTTTCAGATAGCTGGCGTTATTATCGTTATCGAATTCAGCCGTGTCCATGATGTCAAACGTGCTATTCACTGCGTCGATGAATGCACGCAAGCGTTTGCCTTTCCAGCCGTACCACTTGTCTAGCGTCCACAAAACAGTCGCCATTATCTGTTCAGTGATATCCTGCATTATCTCACCCTGCAGTTCACTATATCTTTTCTGCATTTCCTTTGCGACCTCTTTTTTGATGTCGCTTTGTTTGACGATGTTCGTTCGTGCTTTCATGGTGCAACACCAGCTTCAAAAAATTCAGGGGTGTCGAAAACATTTCCGACAATTTCGCACATATAAAAATCGCTAGGGTATATGTTTGATGTGTCGCTTTCTCCGAAAAAACCGGTCTCAGGGTCAAATTTAATTTCAAAAACCTTTTTGTCAATATGTTTTGAAATATTTCTGTCGCACAGGCAGAGATCCCCCTCAAAAATCTTATTGCCGTTCACGTCGGTAAGACCTGTGTACTGACCGATTGTCTCAGGGTCAACTTCGGCTGTATATAACGCACTTGCATAATCGGGTATGATATAGTCTTTTTCTTTTCCTATCCAACCATAGTGGCATGGATAGCCCTGAAACCATTCACCATTATTTACACATTTTCCACGAAATAATATTTCACGCATTGTCTTCATCACTCCTTGTTACCAAACTTTCAGTGCCATTTTCCAAGCACAAAACGCTCGTAAAACGTCCCCGTATATATCCTGTGATAGCGTTCTATCACCGCCCGGTCAAGAGTAGGGTTGTCCTCCAGCACAAAATGTCTGTAGATAAGCCGTTTTTCCTCAGCCTTGTCTATCCACTCTTTCTTGAACCAGTGGTAAGGATTGTCAGGATTGCAGTTGAACCACAGCTTGC